TTCGGCAAGCGGTAAGGCGGGTGGGGCAACTGCTAAACTCGGTACCAACTTCACAGGACTATCACGGGTTATTCAGGATTTGCCTTATGGATTTAATGGTATTGCGAATAACCTTACTCAATTACTTCCGGCTGCGGGTGCGGCAGGGTTAGCGTTTAGCGGTATTGTAACTGCGTTAACATTTGCACAGATTGGATTCGGGGCATGGACAAGAGGGATAAAATTAGCATCAGATGCCACTACGTTTTACAATAAAGTTAATGAATCTTTTATTGAAAATGTAGCAAAGGAAAGGGCAGAACTTGACACTTTATACATTACTGCAACGAATGCAAATGTGCCAATGAAGGCAAGGAATGCAGCAGTAGAACAGATGCAAAGTAAATACGGCAGCTATTTAAGCAATATGGATGCCGAGGCTATCAAAGCCGGATTAGCAGCAGATAATTATTTGAAAATAGTAAGTGCATTGAATAAGAAAGCAATGGCACAAGCAGGTGAGGAAGTAAAGATTGAAAAGTATAAGGAGTTATTTAAGATACAGGAGAAAATTAATGCGTTAAATCAAGAATATGGCATAGGTGTAAAAAAGGTAGTAGAGGACACTTCTGAAGGATACGCTAAAATAAATACATCAGCCGGAGGGGTTGCCGAAAGTACACAGGAAACCGCAGACAAAGCAGAAGGAGCAGCCGCAAAAGTAGCCGATTACCAAAAGGCTTTATCTAAATTAGGACTTGAAGCAAGAAACGTACAATCATCTATTGATGATTTGAATAACTTAATACAAGATAATACGACTGACCCATTAAAACCTCCACCCGAAGCAAAAGGGGGTGGTATCGGTAAAATAGATGGAAACTTTGAGAACTACATGAACAACATGAAGGCATTGCTACCTATATTGGATAGGTTTAATGCAAGCGATGCTTTTCAAACTTTATTTTTAGGCAAGGCAAAACCAATCCCACTTGCCCCGCAACGTAACACAGGCTCACAGGATTTACAAAACTTACAATTACAAGTAACTGCGAATAATACGCTTAACAATGCGCTTGCTATAAGGAACTCGGAACAAATGCAGTACGAAGAGCAATTAAGAGAATCAAAAGCGGCTGCACTTACAAATACCTTAATGAATAGCGTAACCGGGTTATTTACTGCTATGCAAAACGGGGCAGGTTTAGGTGAGGCTTTAGGTAATATGTTTAAGCAAGTTGCTATTGATATTGCAAAGGCAGCAGTTCAAGCAGCAATCTTCCAGGGTATTTTGATGGCGTTCGGGGGCGGTGGAGGATTATCGTTCGGGCAAGGATTCTTAGGTGGATTTAAGAAACTTCTCGGCTTCTCACAAGGCGGCACCGTATCCGGCCCACAATCCGGTTACCCTGTAATGCTACACGGCACAGAGCATATTGTACGTCCCGACCAGATGAAATCAATTATTGCAAGCGCATCGCAGATGGGGGGGAGTAATAGTAGCAGGGTAATGGTAGAGGGTATAATTAGGGGTAACGATATATTCCTTTCACAACAAAGAACGGGTACATTCCGCTCACTTACAACGTAATAACATGCCTTGTAAAAAAGTAGTAATTGACATTATAGCCGGAGACCTTGCAGATGCGGATGATGGATTCGTTTATATCAGTTTCGTTGATTGCTCCGGTAACGATGTTGTGGTGGGATACAATACCGCAAAATTAGATTTTGATACAGGGTATTGCATGGATATTGACCGTGATTACACGGCTGAAATATACGTAGGTGGCATACCTACTGCGCCGCCTTACAATAGCCGGGTTACGGAGGGCGATACCTGTACCGAATCCAATCCGGTAGAAATACCCCCGGCAGTAGTACCACCTGCATACGGAAAGAAATACACCCTATCAGCAGTAGGCAAATCTGGGCATACGTTTACGGCTGAAATATATGAGAAACTATACACAGGGGCAACATATCCAATTAACACTTCATTAAACCCGTTTGTATTAGATTGCCTTGCCTCTAACGATGACCCATTCCAACCAATACTACCAACTACATTCACAATACGGGCAGACTTCACAAATTTTACAGGGCCGTTCCCTGACTTCTTATCTACGGATGATAGAAAATACTTTGTTAAATTTTATGCAAGTGGTACAACCTATTTGTTGTGGAATGGCTTTATATTAATGGATACTATTTCGCTGCCATTCACAACAGGGAGTACAATCATTGATATTATTTGTGTAGATGCAATCGGGCAATTAAAATCGGTTACCTACCTACCCGGTGTACCGCTTCTGACAAGTACAGAAAGTATTGTTAAAACAATAAACAATTGCCTTGCCTATTTATTATATCCGGGCGGCTACAAAGTAAACTTTGCCGTTAATTACTACACATCGCAGCTATCAGATGCAACAAGCGCACTTCGGCAGATATACGTTACTCAATGTAACTGGCAAACAGGGTCGGAGGCTTATCTAACCTGTTATGATATTATAGAAATCATTTGTACGGCATTTGGGGCGCAAATATATCAGTCGGGCGGTGAGTGGTGGATAACCTCCGTTAATGAAAGAGCAAGTAATACGATACGCGTATTCCAAACGGATCAAGATACTTCGGCCGATGTTGCCTATACAAAAACATTGAACTACACAATTCAGCCATACCAAAGTGATACGCTGACTCCGTTCTATTTTGTAAACAATTCACAAACGAAAATACTATCAAAGGGATTTCCGATAGTAGAGGTTAGCGGGGATATTGATTACAATTATAACAAACTTATTAACGGAGATTTTAGTAAGCTAAGTAACATTGCAGGTAACGCCCCGAATGGTACACCGGATAACTGGACTACAACAATCGGTACAAGTGGTTCGGTAAACATTCAAACAACTAATGGAGTTAGCGGATTGTTTTTAGATGGAGGCACTACAAATACGGTGCTTGTATCTACTCCGGTACTGATAGATGAATACGATAAAGTTAGTTTGTCATTTGATGGGTATGGCGGAACGGGAGGTGCTACATTTTTGCACATAGAAATAAAGATTGATGTAGGGGGTGGCAACTTTTACAAGTACACGAAAGCAGCAGGGGCAGACCCTGAATGGTTATACAATCCATCCACATCAGCAGGGGCGTATAGGTACGAAGTGGGAGATATTGTTAACCCGCAAAGAATAAGTATTGATTCAAGCGGTGCGCCTGCATCGGGAACATTAGAGATTACTTTTAGAGTAGGTACACAAATAGGCGGGGCGCATACAGAGGGATTCTTTGGCAATGCACGGTTAACTTATACATCGCAGTATTCTAAATACACTTTCCAAAATGTTAACACAAGTTCACCTTATAAAAAAGAGGTAAATGTTAAATTAGGAAATTATACCGTAATATCAAGTATTGTTTCACGTACTCAATCTCAATCGTTACTAACTACATCTAATAACGGGTTACTTAACTGGACTCGTTACGGGGATAGTAGTGTTACTTATAGCACACTTGCGATTCTTTTGTTATCGCAGTATTACAACATATTCAGTAAGCCCCGTGTTAATATGTCTTTTACGCAGTACAATGTTTACAATCAGGCGGGGGATTATTTTATCGGGTTAGTTAATAACTTTGCAATTACAGACCCATCGGGAACAATATCAATAAACGCATTCAAGTATATTTTGGGTGCATGTACCATTGATTACGTTAACAATACAATAAGTGGTACTGCGTTACAAATTGCAAACACAAATTTAACTTTTAGTACAAAGCAAACTTTAACACCTAACAGATGACACCCGTAACCGGCCAAAAGCTAAACATATACCGCTACAACTCAATAGCAATGACTGACACGTTAATTGCGTGTGCAAGGAATTGCACATTCAGCGTGAATGTGAATGAGATGGAAACCACAGGAATAGCCTCCGCATGGTTCAAAGAATCCCGCCCGGATGTCGCTTCGTGGTCAATCTCCTGCGATGGGTTGGTGGTATTGGATGATTATTCGTACCTGTTTATGCTTAATAGCCAACTTGCTAGGGAGATAGTATCGTTTAAGTTCGTGATTGATAATGGTACTGCCGGAGGTTTGGTTATCGTATCGGGCTTAGTATGGCTGCAATCAATCTCATTACAGGGCAATAACAAGGATGTAAGTACCTATCAGGTAAATTATCAAGGTACTGGGGCGTATTCCTTAGCAGGCACAACCATAACGCCCACAGGGGTGGTTATTAGCGGAACTACTACACAGGTATTACAATACACTGCCGGGGGCGGGGAAACTTCTATCGTTATACCGGGTGGGGCGGGAAAGACTATGCTCTATGGTAGCCGTGGCGGTACATCGTTTGAAACTATTGTTTATTCGGGTACACCGGGTACGGGGGCAAAGTGGACTATTGGAAGTGGTACGCTCGAAGTAGATGCCGGAGTGCCATTCTTTACAGGTGAGAAAATTATTATTTTAGTTCAATAAACCTATACTATGTTACAAAGATTGTTGATAATTACCCTTACTTTATGTTCGCTATCTGCATCCGCACAATGGCAACAAACAGGTAGCAAAGTGCGTTACGTTAATGGGTTGGGTATTCCTACTAAGGATACCGCCGCCGGGGTGAGTGCTGATAGTTCGCAAATACTGATAAGGCCGGCTGATTCATCTCTGTATATTAAGTACAAGCGGACTTGGGTAAAGGTTGGTAGCGGTGGCGGTGGTGTTGGCGGTAGTGGTACTATTAACAGAGTGCCCAAGTTCACGGCAGGTACTACTATTGGTAATTCATCCATTGTGGATTCGGCTTCTGCGGTGGCTATGACTATTAATCCATCGGGTAATGTGGGGATTGGAACTACTGCACCTACTAATGGAAACCTGCAACTTTATTCTGCATCAGGAACTAATCAAATTATACAAGATGCAGGAACTTTACTACGTTTTGTAGCGCAAGGCGGTATAAATTATATACTTTCAGGAACGGATTTAACATCAGGTAGTTCTGCACCTTTGGTTTTTGGAAATATAGGAGTAGCAAGTGAATGGATGCGGATAACATCAGCAGGAAATGTAGGTATAGGTTACACCGCACCTGCTACAAGATTAGCCGTTAATGGCACAACCCTAATCAATACCAACACAGATAACGGAGTTGATAAATTGCAGGTGAGTGGAAGTGCAATAGCATCTACTTTGAAGGTTAATACATCAGGGCAAACGTTAAATATATCTACGTTTTATAATTCTGGGTTAGGTAATAACTTATGGATAAATAATACTGCACCAGCAACCGTTTCGGGTGAACAAAATATTGGTATTGGTGTAGATGCAATGATTTCTAATACTTCCGGTTATTATAATACTGGGATTGGAGGTAGAGCATTACAAAGAAACACATCCGGATTTAGTAACGTAGCACTTGGGTTTTCTGCATTAGAATATCAAACCACAGGGCAAAGAAATGTCGGGATTGGAACTAATGCATTAAATTCTGTTGTTTCAGGAACTGATAATTTTGGAATTGGTGCATTTGCTTTACAATTTACAACAGGAAGTAAAAATGTGGGTATAGGTAGTCAGGTATTATATGAAAACACGACAGGTTCATCTAATATTGCTTTTGGTTTAGATGCAGGAAGAAGGATAAGCGGAGGTAGTGCCAATCAAACATCAAATCAATCTATATTTATAGGTG